CCTCGAATTCCTGTACTTGTGGGAAGTTGATCGGCGGCGGCATTTCGCCTGTTACTCCGAATCTTTCCACGATTGTATTAATGTCTACTTCATCTTTAAACTGTTGTTGAGTTTTGCTGTCAGTTCCTGTATCAGTTCCTGTTGCGTTGCTTACTTTGTCCGTATCGTAGTTATACGGGGTTCTGATGAATGGCGTGTATACTTCGCCTGTTTCTAAGTCTATCATTTTTGTATCCTCTTGATGAGTTCCATTATGCCGCCTATGGCTTTTGCTGCTGTTCCTGCTGCTCCGCCTGCTCGTAGTGTTTCGCCCATGCGGTTCTCGAAGTCGGCTGAGTTCGTTGCCCCCGGTATGTCTAAGCGCCTCAAGTTTGTTAGTACTCTTGTGAGGGCGGCTTCTGCGTCTTGTTTGCTAATTTGCGATTCCATTAGGGCTTTTTGTACGGTTTGTACGGTTTTGAGTTGTTGAGCTAATTCAGTATTTGCTATGTTTAGTCCTTTTTGTGATTTAAGCACTTCCAGATTTTCTTCAAGGTTTTTCAGGTCTTGTTGTAGATTTGTTACTCGTTGTGCTGATTCTGCGGTGTTTTGTATGACTTGCGGTGTTTCTGCTTTGGTTTTTGCGATTTGCGCCTCAATCAGTGCAGATGTCATCTTTTTGTTGTCCGTGTCGGCGTTTACGTTGGCTATGGTTGATTGTGCTGAATTTTGTTGTGCGCTTGATAGTCCTTTGTTTTGTACAGGTGGTCCACCTGCTGCCGTCGTTGCTCCGTTGCTGTATGCCAACATTGGATTAAGACCCGCTGCGCGTAGGTCTTGTGTTGTGTCTTGATACGCTGTTTGTCTTAGTTGTCTTTGTTGTGCGTATGCTGTATTGTTTGCGCTTTTTGCGTCATTCCGTCCTAGTAGGTCGTCGCCTATCCCCCCTAGTAGTCCACCTATTGGGCCGCCGAAGAAGCTGCCTATTCCGCTGAAGAGTCCCATGATTAGAAGTGGTCGATTAGACCCGGTACGCTGTACATCGGCAAGAGTCGTGCGGCTTTCAGGTTGAAAAACGCGTCCATCAGGAATTGTTGTCCGTCTGCTGCTGCTCCGACTGCTGTTGTTCTGCTTACTACTTCTTGTGCACAGTCCGTAATGAATGCGTCGTTCAGTACTGGTAATGCTGTGAATTTTTGTGCGTAGTGCCAGAAGTCCAGTGTTGGCGTTGTTGTTCCCCTGAATAGTCCTGTGATCATGCTTGGGCGATAGCGGTACTCTGCCCATCGTTCTTGATATCCGAACACTAGGTTGTCGTTCGCGTCGCCTTTTGCGTAGATTTCTTTATTCAGGATGGATTGTTCGCCTAGCATGGCGAATACTGGCATGTAGTAGTCGTATCGTGTTGACCGGCTCCACATCCGTCGTAGTCCTTGCTGGTACGTTAGATCGGCCCGAACGTTCGCGAGTCCGATGATGATTCCGTGCTCTGTAAATGCTTGATTAAAGCCGTCACTTTGTTTGAGTACAGTTCCCATTGCCGCAAGGTTTCCAAGTGGTGTACTAGCTCCTGTAGTTCCAGTGGGCCCCGTTTGGGCGATTGGATTGATATTGACAAGAGTCGATCCACCTCCGAGGTATTCCGGGCGTTGGAGTCGTGCGTCTGGGCTAGTAACTCCCCAATGAGATTTGAGGATTTCTGTATATCGCGTTCCTCCGCGTGCATCGCGTTCCAATAGTTTTTGTATTTGGAAAGATTGTCTAAGCTGGTTGATGGTGGCGGCTGTAGCAGTGCTGAGATCTGCGTAGAGACTTCCTGTAGGTGTTGCAGCTTGTAAGACCCCCAGTGTTCCAGCTGGAGAGACTGTGAATCCCCGAAGGACGTTACCCGTGTCTTTGACGCCGAAAGTAGCTCCAGTAGTGACCGTAGCTTTAATTTCAGCCGTTGTCCCCAGTGGGAGAGATACGCTTGCACCTTTTTGTGGCCATGGTAGTGCGCTTGTGAAGTAGTCATGTCGTTTTCCTCGTTTTTTCATCACGTAGTTGGATACTGTGTCGGGGCCGTCGCCTTTGTCGACCGTCACGCTATTTTGAAGGTTCTCATCCCTGAACCATTCGTTCCAGATCAGGTTATATGCTCTCAGTGGTAGTGCGCTGTGCGTGACCGTTAACCCTGCTGTGACTTGCCCTGATGTGGGCAGTCCCATGTAGTCCTGTAGGGTGTTTTTGAGGTATCCCCCGGTTGGGCTTACCTGTTGGGGCGTTACATAACTGATGCTGTCGCCGGGGTTCGTTTGTTCTCCTTGGAATTTCTGCCAGTTGTTCCACACCAGTCGGTTCGGTACGAAGAACCAGAATGTGTCCAGGTGCAGGTTGTCCATGACCGGCGTTGTAGGCGTCGCCAGCCGGCAGAACGCCGTCATTCGCAGGTTGAATGCGTCGCCCGGCAGCACTTCGTCTACATAGATGGGTACTAGCCATGCTGCGTCGAAGGTCGTTTTTAGTGCGCTTTGGATGTTGAATTTGCTTCGCGGTATGTCTGCTCGTGGCACCATCGCGAAATTGTGTGGGTCCACACTTGCATTTTTGTGCATCATGTTCGTTTACTCCTTGTAGTCTTCTGCACGCCCGATAAGTTCGGGTGCTATTGCTGTGAGTTCCCCCGTCTGGTCGTTGAAGCTGCCTACTTGGTAGAGTTCGTAGTCCGTGGGGTTGTTGTGTATTGGTGTTTGTGCGTCGTTTACCGCTTGCCGGAAACTTCTGATTGCTTCGTTACGTGTGTGTACGGTCATTACCGGCGCATATGATTCTGTCGCCCGGTCGTATAGTGATACTAGTAATTTCATACTTTACCTCTTTCAAGTCGTTGAATTTTGGCTTTTGTGACCATTTCTTTAACCAGTAGTCGTTCTGGTGTGTTGTCTGCGCGTTGTTGGTAGCCGTTCCACTCTCGCGCGTCCTTCAGGTCTTGTAACCTTGCAGGGTCTTGGCGTTTTAATAGTTTGTCGTAGAATTTCGGTACGTTTGTTTCCTTTCCGTTGATGATGACGATATCGTGTTTGAACACGTCCTCTTTGTAGAATCTTAGCCAGTCTGCTCCTATTCCGGGTTTTCGGCTCATCTGGTTAAATTCTGGTGTCAGTTGGTATTCGCCTAGGTGGTCGTACCGTTTATAGTGTTCGTCTGCTTCTTCTCCTGTGATTTTTTGGACGCAATATCTTGCGATATATGCTGCGCTTTCGAAAGTAGCCTCGCCAGTTGATACGTGGCCGTGTGGCCAACAGGCTTCCAGATTTCTACTTGTGTATATCTTTTCTCCTGAGGTTGTTTGTTTGAAGTATTGCTTATCGTCCCAGTCGTGGTTAAAGAGGATTGCATGATAGTGTGGCCTTCCGTTAAGTGTTCCGTATTCGCCTGCCATGTAGAATCGGATGTTGTCGCCGTATTTTTTTCTAACTTTTTTCATGAAGACTTGGAAGTCTTCATAGTTGAGTTGGTTTCTATGCGGCAGGTTTTCTTCGTTGTACGTTAGTGTGATAAAACAGTTTCGTTTGTAGAGCTTGGCTTCGTGTACCGCACGCATAGCCCACACTCTGCTGTTTTCGAGTTTGCACCCGATGCACTGTCCACATTTGACCGTGATCTCTTGCGTTGTCCCGTGTCGTCGTAGTTCACTGAATACCACACTTCCGTTTTCTGCCCTGTATCCCGTGATTGGGTGATAGCAGGGCATTTTTTACAGCCTGATTCCGCCCCGCATGGGTGCGCTGTTAATGTTTGCTGCTTTCGTTGTTTTGGCGTTGTGGTTGAACGCCTTTGCACTTTTGTGCTTGTTCACTGGTGATCGTTTCATTTTCATACTCCGTTGGTGGGTTGCATTTTGATCCACACTGCCATCTTTCGCAGTGATAACTTTCTATTAATGAGCATGTTCTCACTGTAGTACTTTTCTTGCGAGTTGTTCGATTTTGATTAACTCTGCTTGCCAGAGTTGTTTGATTGTTGCCGGTGCGTCTGCACTGGCTTTTCGTCCCACCTTTTCAGCGTGGGTTTTTAGTGCTTCCGATAGAAGCATTTTTTCTTCATCGCCAAAGATGTCTTTGGTTTGCTTGTCTTCTGCTTGGCTTGCCATTTTTTTCCTTTCTTGCGGTGTCTACCGCGCTACGTGGGTTATTCCACGTTGTTAGTTTACTAATTTTTTTATTTATTCCTACTATTTTTATTTTCTATTTTTCCAGATTGTTATATCGTTATTGATGTAATGTTTGTTCATTACTTACTGATAAACAGGGTTTTCAGTTCTAGCGTCTTGCGCTTGTTCTTTAGCTGATTGGTTGGCGCTGCCATACCATGTTAGCGTTTTGGCCTGGGCATTGCCTAGGCTTGTTTTTTCCCCGTCGCCTTATTCAGGCGGCACCCCCAATGCGAAAAGGCCCCGAACGGGGCCTTAAGCGAGGGGGGAGGACCAGTTTTTACTTGATGTAACTGGTCCGAGTGACCCCTGTCACTCTTTTTCTTTTTTAACCGGTTCTGGTGCGTTAACGTTCGTTGGCTCCTCCGGTTGTTCTCTTTTTATCGCTAGTCCGAGTTTTACTGCCTCGGCTGCGTTGTCTTCCTCGTTCATGAATTCCATGAACTTTTGTGGATTGTTGTCGAAGCGTGCTCTCGCTTTCGCTGGTAGTGTCATGAATGATTCTTGTGCTTGTCGAATCACATTCATTGACGTTTGGAAGTCGAATGTTTCCTCGAATTCCTGTACTTGTGGGAAGTTGATCGGCGGCGGCATTTCGCCTGTTACTCCGAATCTTTCCACGATTGTATTAATGTCTACTTCATCTTTAAACTGTTGTTGAGTTTTGCTGTC